ATTAGTATTCAATTAGATGGGTTTCTCTTCTGTACTTCATTTGGCTCTTAACATGGATAGTTACTTTATCCTTACTGTAGTAGAAAAGTCTTTCTTCATTGCCGAACATCTCATATGGTTCGTATACTTTAACATTGTAATCTGTGGCTAACAGATTCAGAATGTTATCATTTGGTACGAAGATCTTCGCTGTAATACCTTCGACATCTAATGTGTTAAGTAGTGTAACTAACTCATTAATTTTGATTTGTGTTTCGTGTTTTGTCATAGTTTTTAATTGTTTTGGTTAAGGTTTGATTATTTCTGTTTCTAATGTATTTCATCCATGCAGAGTAAGATATGAATCTGTGATCAGGATGTGTAGTGGATTGTATTAGTATCATAGATTGTTTGTTTTATTTTGATAGGACAAATGTATATCTTATTTACATATCCCCGACATAAGTGTACAAAAATAATTGTAACTGACTGATAATGAGAGAGAAAAAATGCAAAATAATTTGGAATAATTAGCAGATATGTGTTTTTTCTTAATTTATTAGGTATCTTTGAATGTGAAAAGAAACGATATACTTCTGTTTATCTACAATTCTAAAGCTGTCAAGTCATCTGCAATACGCATTACCAAAGGAGATGACCTATATAATGACCTCTTATCTGAACTGTTGATTATCGTTGCTGAGATGGATATTGAATACCTGGTTAATCTTTATAATAAAAAGACTTTAGAGATATACTGCTATAAGATTATGTACTACCAATATACTCAACCTCACATGGCTTTCTACAAAAAATATAGAAGCTGCGAAACAACAACAAAGGGAGAAGTATACGAAGATGATAACATTGATCAGATACATTCTGATGTAGTGTTACTGATGAATAAGATAGAGAAGAAGATAGCACAGAAACGATTTCCTGCAGAATTTAGACTGCTTGAACTGTACATTGAGCATGGTACTTATCGCAAGGTGGGAGCATTGGTGGGTATATCGTTTAAGACAGTCCAGTACATGGTTAAAAATATAACAGAAAAAATAAAAACACAATATGATATTAGTTGTAACAAGTAGCAGAATAACAGGTCTGCAATACCATCGGCAGATAGTTCCTTTTGCATCATTAGGAATCGATGTAGAATTTACTTACAATGAATCTGAACTAACTGATGATTACTTAAAGAAGTTTAAATGTATATCCTTTCTGAGAGAGATCAAGTCTGATGTGACCAGGTACAAACGATTAGGATTAAAAGTACATTTTGATATTGATGACTATTGGGTATTACCAAAGAATCACAGTCTTTATAATCAGTATAAGAATAATGGATATGCTGAAAGTACTATACAAGCATTAAAGGATGCTGACTTTATTACTACTACTACTGATTACTTAGCAAGTAGAATCAAAGATTACAATCATAATGTGTACGTTCTACCGAATGCCATCAATACGGAGGAGGAACAATGGCAACCGAATCCGATAGAGGTAACACATAACAGAATGAGATTCGGATATGTTGCAGGTGTTCATCATGTTGCTGATGTAGAGATGTTGTATCCTGAACTGATGAAGCTGTACAAAGATGAAACGATCAGAGGGAAATGGCAGCTATTGACAGCAGGTTATAACTTTAACCAGGATGCAAAAGGTGAGATAACACCGAATCCATATTACAAGTATATTGAGCAGTGTTTCACCGGTGGATATCACCTATTGAACTTAAACTATAGAGAACTACTGATGTCGAATAGGGTGTTAGAGTTTAAAGATATGGATGAACCATACATGAGACTGAATGGTATGCCGATCTTAGATTATGGTAAGCTATACGATTCAATTGATGTGGCATTAGTTCCACTAATCAGTACAGAATTTAACCGGAATAAATCGCAGCTTAAACTTATCGAAGCAGGATTCAAAAAGAAAGCGGTAATCGTATCCAATGTGATTCCTTACAAAGATGATATTACTCTGCATAATGTATTAGTATCTGCGGATAAGAAATGGAAGGATAATATTAAGTACCTGATAAAGAATCCTAATAAAGTAGAAGATCTTAAAGAGAATCTTTTTGAGTATGTATCGGCAAGGTATGACATTAAGATAGTGAATGTAGAACGTAAACAGATATTTGACAGATGGTTGGCATAGGAATTACTACGAAAGACAGACCTGAACTATTGAATGCATTATTAGATAGTATTTATAAGCATACATTTATGGATGATGTTATGATATACGTTGCAGATGATTCAATTGATAACTTAGGAGTAGCTAAGAAAAAGAATGAATGTCTCAGATATTTAAAGAATTGTGACTATGTATTCTTATTAGATGATGATATTGAGATAATTAAAGATGGATGGATTGATTTCTGCATTAATGAGGGATCAGAGCATTTGTTGTTTATGGATGATAAATTCCATAGAAAGATTGATGATAAAAACTACTTAGATTGTGGAGGTGTATTTATGTTTATGACAAAAGAAGTCATTAACAGAGTAGGTGCATTTAATGAAAAATTCATGCAATATGGCTTTGAGCATTGCGAATATACAAATAGAATAACAGGTCAAAGAACACATTATCCTACAAATCTAAACTTAAAAGAATACATTTATGCTCATGATTACTCAACACCGAATCATAAGAGCAGTATAACTGATGAAGAGAAACAAATTCACATTAAAAATAATTGGGATAAATTCTTTAACGAACCTATTAAAAGTGTATTTTTACCATTATGAGAATCCTATTCAAATATACTACGAGATCAAGGCGTTCTAACTTCCTTAGAGGGTATGATTCTATATTGAATAACATAGCTAATAGAGAAGATTATCACATTCTGATCTCAGTTGATGGAGATGACCAGAGTATGTCACCTCTTCCGGTATTAGATGGTAACCATACATTCGTAGTGGGTAGAAGTAAGAATAAGATAGATGCTATCAACAGAGACATTAATGAGTTCGATTATGACTTTGATATACTTATCAATATGTCTGATGATATGATTTTTACTAAGAAAGGATTCGATGATATTATTCGTGCTGAGTTTTACAATGACTTTAACCAGTATGTTCACTATAACGATGGTAATCAGAAGTGTAATGTATGTACCATGCATATTGTAGGAAGGAATTATTATGACAGATTTAAGTACATTTATCATCCCGATTACATATCTTTATGGTGCGATGTTGAGAATGATATAGTAGCGAAGCAGTTAGGATGCTATAAGTACATGGGTGATAACCTTAAACTATTTAGACATCTTCATCCGGCATGGGGGTTAGCACCTCAAGATGCATTAAGTATTAAGACAGAGGATAGAGCATTATGGGTAGCTGATGAGATTACATTTAACAAACGTAAAATAAAGAACTTTGGACTATAAATTATCAATTCTGATTCCTACATTACAATCGAGGGAAGCTACACTACTCAAGACTGTGAATCTACTCAATAGACAGATCGTAGATTGCGATGCATTTAAAGACATTGAGATACTTATCGATACAGATAACAGAGAAACACCAACAGGAGAAAAAAGGAATAGACTAATAGAGAAAGCTAAGGGTAAGTATATTGTATTCTTTGATGATGATGATGAACCTTTGGAATCCTATATATTTTTAATCATGTGTGCGATTGACAATGATCCTGATGTTATTCCTATTAATGGGTACATAACTACCAATGGTCATAACTTAGTTCATTGGGAGATGGGATTGAACTTTAACTATGGATCAAAAGTAGTTGATGGCAAATTAATTTACGAAAGATTCCCGAATCATATTGCTCCAATGAAAAAAGAACTTATTAAAGACTTTAAGTTCTTACCGATAACAATCGGAGAGGATTACGAATGGGCAAAGAGGATACACGATGCGAAAGTATTAAAGACAGAGCAAAGAATAAATACACCGATTTATCATTATAAATTCATACAAAACAAATAACCATGTACTCTCAGAATCAAGAAGAACTATACATCCTTAATCACTTTAAAGATAGAACAGGTGTATTCCTGGACTTAGGAGCGTATGATGGTAAAGACCTATCCAATACAAGAGCGTTGATGGAGAAAGGGTGGCAGGGTGTATGCTTTGAACCTAATCCGAATGTATTTGAGAGACTTGCAAACAATTGTTTAGATTATAAGTATGTCTATTGTTATGAGTTAGCGATGGGTACTTTGAACGGAACTTTTGATCTTAATGCTAATGATACTTATTACTCTACCTTAATCGATAGCGAGATGGGGAGATGGGATGGTACTTATACATTCAAGACAGTAGAATGTGAAGTAATAACCTTTGAGCATTTTATGCTTACAAGTCCATTCAGATACTACGATTTTATTTCTATTGATTGTGAAGGTATCGACTATGAGATTCTTACTCAGATAGACTTAGATAAAGTTCAATGTTCAATGATCTGCATAGAGACCAATGGCAAAGAGACACAAAAGTACATTGATTACATTAACAAGTT